ATACTTGCTAGGCTCATTGCTCTGTTTTGTTCGGTAATAGCAATCGTTAGCGCTCGCGCCGGGTCGCCAATCTTTTCTGTTAGCACTTTTGCAGCTCTTGCCGGGCTGAATCCGGCCGCTACTGAATCGGCGAGCGCTGTTCCAATCCGGTCGTAACCGGCTTTTGCAATCGTCTTACTTACTATCCCTGCGTTATCTAATATTCTCTTAAACGCTCCGGTAGGCCGGTATTGGAGTGCGGCAGCTCTGTTTCCCGGCTTCCAATTCTTCCAATCCACATAATCTGACCCGTCTCCCTCGGCCATGCTTAGTAATTCGTCTTTAATCGCTTTGCTCTTGGCCTTCTCCTGCGCTCTTACCGCTTGGCCAATCGCTTCTTTACTTGCGTCTAGGCCGAGCAGGTATCCATCTGTATAAATCTTTATTAGCGCAGCCTCTATCGGTTCCGGGTCAATCTTCACATGCAGCATCGCCCACGCGCGAGCGCGCGCCCGGTCTTGCGTATTGTTATCCGTAACAAACGGGTGCGTCTCTTGGTAAGCCTCATAGATTGCCTTTGCGTTAATACTCGCTCGCAACGCTGCACGCATTGTTACCGAGTTTTTAGCCGCTATGCGCACATCAGCTTTATGTGCGCCCCAATTCATGCTAGGTAGGCCTTCGCCAATGACCTAGCCGTATCGAGGTCGCCTTCTACTGCGCAGCGGTTTAACGCTTCGCCCACAATCGGGTCAATCATCTTAAATTCGAATTCCCTTTTGCGGGTTCCCTTTGCAGCCCATTTCATAAACGCTTTTACTTCCGCTGCTACTTCTTCCGGTGCTGCGTTAGGCGCTTCTTCTTCGGCCGGGATTACTTCTTGGCCAATCTCTGTTTGCCCGTCGCTTTCCAGCTGTGGAGCGCTTGCGGTTTCCGCCGCGTTAATCATTCCGTCAGGTGAGAATAGGTAGATGCTACTTCCGCTTACCAACATAGGCATATCTGCTTGCGGTGTATCTAGTAGTGGTAATCCTAATTCGCTGCGTCGCTCATTTACTGTTTTGCCGGCGCTTGTTACTTCTATCTGTGATTTACGCGCGCTCGCTTCGTCGTCTTGGCGCTTACTTGGCATCAACTTGAATTCTAATTCTCTTGGCATTCCGAGGTATGCGTATGAGAGGTTAGTAATCATCTTATTAAGCCAATTTACAATCGGTTGCACTCCTAATGCTTCGGCGCTTCCGGCTTTTCCTTCTTCGAATCCAGCTCCGCCTAATCCGCCTTTAGGGTTGTATCCAATCTCTGTCGGTTGCACTCCGAAGTGACCGCAAATAGACGCAATAAGGAATTCATCTAGCGTATCTTTGAACTTCTCTCCGTATGCATCGTTGGTAATCGGTGTAATACCGGTAGGTAATAATCTTGCGCGCTTGCGCTGCTCTGTTTGTCCGGCTAAATCGTCATTAAGAATGTTTTCCCATGCTCGCAATAAATCCGGGTTTGTTCCCCATGTTGCATCTGTTGAGAACATAAGTTCCGGTAGCACTCCGTCGGTATATTCTGCGCGTATCCATTGCTGTCTGCGTAGGTAAATATCTGCTAGTGGTAGCGCTCTTTCCACCGGGCTAAATCCATAAACACTTGTAGTGCGGCGGTTACGCACAAGGTATGCGAGGTCATCGCTAGTGAATTCTCCGTCAGCTTGCGGGTCATCGTTATTAGCGCTGAATTCTGCGCGTGGGAATCCGTAGAGTATTTGCTGGTATGCAGCTTGCGGCGGCATAGGTCGCATTCCCCGGTCATCTAGCATCGGCTTAATTGTTGCGCCGTCTAGAATCTGCAATCCGAATAAATCTCCGCCTACTGTCTTTTGTGGCCATACTGCAAGCGCGTCAATTACCAACATCTCTTCTAGCGCTATGTTAATCCAGTCGGTAAATGTTAATCCGTTTGCCTTATCCGGGTTTTCCCAAAATGTTCGCAGCCGGTCAATCTCATCGTTAAAATCTTCTCGCGCTTTTACCATCGCTCTTACATGGTCGCCACCGCTTGTCGCAACAATCTTTTCGCTTGCGTCTTGGCCTAGAACAATATCCCATTCTAATCCGCTTACTTTGCCTTTAATTACTTCTACGCAACGACGCAGAATATCTATCTGTTCGGCAGCTGCGCGTAGTGTCTTAAATGGAACATTTCGTGTTTCAGTAATGTTAATGTTTTGTGCTACTTGGTATTCGTAGCGTCTTGGTTCCGGTCTTCCTGTTATTGGATTTACCGGGTTAATCGCGCCCGGCGTAATTGGTATTCCCGGACCAAATGGAATTCCTGCTAATAGGGGATTGCGTGGGAGAGCATTTACTGTTCCGTAGTTTTGGCCAATCGCTCCCGGTACCGCATTGCGCATTTGTTGTTCGCTCATTGTTACTGCGCCAGCTGGTAAATTCGGTGCTGCCTTTTCAATCTCTGTTCCCGCGATTGCTTTTGCGATTCGGTCTCTTAGACCCATGTGAATCTCCCTAGTTAATGCCCCTTGTATTTCAGGCTTGGATAATCATAGCGGTTCCGCACTTAAAACAACGCGACGCACTCTTCGGCATTGGTAATCCGCAACCGGTGCAGAAGTTTGCTAACGCCGAGAAGTATGTAGCCGCGCTGCTCGTTCCAATCAGGCTACTAAATCCCTGCACCATCGCATCTAATCTATCCGGTGAATCCGGGCTATCCGGTGTCCACAGCGTCATCTGCTCTTCCAGCTTTGTAAATTCTCCTACATGTTTAATTCTGCCCTGCTCATACATCGCCGCCACCGGCTCTGCTCTTAACTTCTTTCCTATATGCGCTCGCACTTCCTGAATCGGTAGGCTCATGTCTACTTGGCGTAATACCGCGCTAACCATGTCTCCTCCCTGATTTACTTCTACCAATATTGAATCCGCTTTATGTGTCCGGAATACTTCTACCGCCTTTTGCGCCCATTCGTTAGGGCTTCCCTTAAATGAATAGTCAGCAATCACATATCCGTTACCAGCTGCGTCGCTTCCTAATACGATAATTCCGGTTTCGTCGCTGTCTTTTGTGTTAGTTACTGCCGGGTCAATACTTACCGCTAATCTCGCTAATGGCGGTGCGCTCTCTACTCTGTTCCGGTCAATTACTCCCTTTGTCCATAGTGCGCCTTCAACATCGTCTAATATCTCCCCGTAAAGTTCCTGCCGGCCTAATCTTGTTCCGTTGTATCTTGCTTGTAATTCTACGAGCGCGCTAGGTGCTAGGTTCGCTGCGTTATCGAATGTTGAGCCTCTTACCAATCGTACGCTTCCGTCAGTCTTTGCTATCAGTTGTCTAATCAGCGGTATCGGCCGGGGAGTTGTCGTAATTACTGTTTTTGGGTGTTCCCCGAGTCTTAATCCGAATTGCAGCTGGTCGTATGTATCCGGGTATCTCCATGCCGCTAATTCGTCGCACCACGCTCCATGATGTTGCGGACCACGCAACCGGTCAGGCTCATCAGCCGAGAATAACTTTATCCGGCTTCCGTTAGTTAGTTTTATGTCTCCGGTTGAGCGGTTGTAATAATCTAATGCTCCGTATTGGCGAAGTATCGGTATTAGCCCGCTCTCGCCTTCCGCGCATGTATCTCTCACATCTCCAAATGTCGGTGCAATTACTGCCCATCTTGACCAATTCTGCGTTAGCGCTTGCCACACTATCCATTCGGCCGCTGTTCGTGTCTTGCCAGCTCCGCGCCCGGCGAGGTATAGCCAAACGCTCCAGTCTGCTTCGTCAGTCGGTAATTGCTCGGGTCTCGCCAACACCGCTTCCCATGTTGCTCTGCGTGCCGCGAGATTGTCTAACGAGTTCAATAATTCGGGCTGTGTGTTCAATGAGTTGCTGACCCTCATATACTGTTACCTCCGCTGTAATCTTAGTAGGAGCATCTAGCCCTAACAATTTCGCTTCCCTGTCGCCAATCCTTAATGCTGTGTCTATTGCTCTTAGGTCGCCTTCCTTTGCCGCCGGCCATACCGCCATGTGCATTCTCTCTAGCCGGTCTAATTGCATGTCTCTGTATTCGTCTAGGTGCGGCCTAATCATTCGCTCCGCAGCCCGCTGGTACATCTTGTATGCCCCGCTAGCGTTCTTAAATCCTACTTCTAGGGCAATTTTTTCCCATGTTACGCCGGCTCTGCGTAATTCAATAATCTTTATTTCTTTGTCTAAAACTGCCGGCTGAGGCGTTTTTTTCCTGCTCATGCGTTTCCTTTTCCGTAGGATAAATAGTCTGCCATAATCTTAGTAATCTCGCTACTCGTTACTCCTCCCGGTAGTGCAATCGCTCCGTATTCGTTTGCTAGGTTCCGGTGTTTAGTTGCTCTCCCTTTTGCCCATGTAGGGTTTTGCGTCTTTCCTGTTTCAGCGCTTCTTGCTTCTCTTCGGTTTTGCGCTGTTGCGTCATCGGTATTCAGGTAAAACAGGTGCAGCGTTCCGTATTGTTTTGCCAGCTGGAAGAATGTCCGGCTTGCCAATCTGTCGCCTTCTCCGTATATCGTTACTCCCTCTTGCGCTGCCTCTTCGTAAAATCCCGGCATAAGTGTAATTACAGTATTACCTAGCGTGTCCGTTCCGCTGAAATGTTCCCTATCCCAACCTAATGAATAAATTTTCCCTAGTTTTGGCGCTTGGTATTCCTGATACTTAAATGGCCGGTCATACATATTTACCTTCGCCCAATCCTTTTGGAATTCTTTTGTTAGGGTTGTTTTGCCGCTTCCCGGTTGCCCTATTAGGTAGATAGTGTCCACTTCATTGCCTCTCTTTTCGGTGCGCTTCCAACAATCCAAAATAATGCCGTTCCGTCAGGCTCGTGATACCACTCAAACTCTCCCCGGTTTTTCTCCATGTAATGTAATGCTTTGCCTTCGTATGTAGGGTGAAAGTCAATCCCGCTTTTCTTAAATGGCATTTTGTCGCCGTAGGAACTGAACTTCGTATGGTGTAGGTCGTAATGGACTAGGAGTATCTGCCCGTCAGTCTGATGTTCGCCCTCTAGGTCTTTGTGATGCATGTATTTCCGGCGGTATTTGTCTCGTATTACTAGCCCGGTCGCCCGTTCAATCTTGGCCAATCGCTCTTCAATCATTTTTAGGCGTGTAGGACCAATTCCGAATAGCGTAACTTTTCGAACATTTGTTCGATACTTTGCCAGCCCGTATAAAACACTTACGCAGCTGTTGCAGCTTCCCGCCGTTATTGCTAGGTGCGTTACCTCCTCCGGGATATTCTGCACTTGGTATGCCCCTACTTCGTGGAACGCTCTTACTTCGTCGTCTTCCGCGTTATCCGGGACTGTAATTCCGTAATTCAATCTGTAATAGCCTTTGTATTCCGGCAGCGCCATCAGTTTAGTTACATTGCTCTGTATTCCCGGGTTATACGCTACTTTCCCGAACACAAACTCTGCGCCAGCTTCGTGCGCTATCGCTACATTCTCATGCTTAATTGC